GTGCTGACCTATCCAGATGGCTTGACCCTATACATCGATGGAGCCAACCAGAAATGGACCAGGGACCAGTGGAAAAAGCGGTTCGGCTATGATCCCAAGAAGATTTGGAACCGCATGAAGAAGCAGAAGATCGCTATTCTTGGCTGGAACAGCGAGAAAGATCAGGCAGTCGGAAGCCTGGGCAAGTTCCCGACGCAAGGAGATTCCAGATGAAAGCAATTCTATTTGCAACGATCGCTCTCATAGCGGTTATGGGAGTGGCATCAGCAGACTACGTACAATACGACAATCCAGTAGCCAAAGATCTCAGCAACCTCAACATGTCTGAGATCCAGGCGATATTCTCCAACGATGGAACAGGCTGGATCGTCTCAGATTCGGGTGGGGCCGGGTGGACTCCCAGTATTAATGCCTTCCTGGCAGATAAAGGCGAGGGCGAGCCCGGTAACGTGACCAAGAGAACACCATTAAGATGTGGGGGAATGTGAAATGGACGTATCAACTATTGACATACCAAGCGCCATTACTGCCATACTCACGATAGCAGTGGCAGTGGGCGGTATTGCAGGAAGGACTTATATAGGCAAAGCACTCGAGGGCGTCGCTCTGGTGGCGGACATCCTGGTAGACGTCGGCAATCTGCTCATTATCATATCCAAAGCGGGCGAGGACGGTAACCTCTCACCTGAGGAGTGGACTAAAATAAAAGAGCAGGCAAGAGCAATAGAAGCTCATTTGGTGGCGATCCAGGGAAAGTTCGGCACTATCCTGGGTTGATGCAATGGCATCGCCCGAACTGATGCTGTTTGAATCAGCAGGCGGTGTTTTTTGGGCTACGCTCATAGCTTTTCTTGTTGTTGTGATCACGGGTGCTTTCGTCTGGATGATGAAGAAGGTGTTGGATCAGAATGCATCGTTCAATGCCCAGATCATCAAGAAGTTGGAGGAGATCGTTTCCGGTATGAAAGAATACAAAAACGACAACCTGGATGCATTGGAAAAACATGACCTCCAAGCCAAGACCATCCTAGAGATCCAGCAGAAAACCCTCACAACACTCGAAAATCGACCGTGCATAGCTCGAAATGTCAAATGATGCCAACATAGCCAACTATTTCTTGTGGTGGCTATGTATATTTAATTTTTGTTCAATAATAATACTGTATATAGCCACCATAAAACTGTGGGCGGCGTTGCATCGCAATAGATGTATAGAAATAATCAACGAACTCGAACAAGGTGATCAATCATGACCGACACTGATTTTTTATCACCAGTAGTAAACCAAATTATCCTGACCAGCCACATCGAGGCCGTGTCGAGAGCCAGCCGGGAAACCGGGATTGTCAATGGCAACAGACTGACGGCATCAACTCCAGCCGATATGGTAGTGACGATCGGAGCGGGCAGGATTAAGATAGCAGGAACGCCCGCAGACGTGGCCGAAGATACCGTAACCCTTGATGCCGCCCATGCAACTCTGCCCCGGATCGATATAATTTACAGAGATGTGGCTGGCGATGCTAAGGCAGCGAAAGGCACACCCGCAACGATTGAGGACCCCAAAGGGCTGAGCGACTGGAAGAGTTATACTTCCCCTCTACCCCCTTCTTCTATCCCATCCGGTGCTATCATAGGAGCCGTCTGGATACCGGCAGAATGCACAGCCATCACGTCCGAATACATCTGGATGTTCGCAGGCGGTGTAGGTGACCTGGCAACCTCCATAGGGACACCAGGCACGGACGCCATGCCAGCCTCAGAGAAGGCAGTGCGAGATGTTCTGGCTGAATGTGCCCCTGCCGCTAGCGGAGTCACCAACGGTGATTCTCACGACCACTCAGGAGGCGATGGAGCCCAGATAGATCATGGTAGCCTGGGGGGCAGGGCGGATGACGATCACTCAATATATTACAATCAGGCGAGGGGAGATGCCAGGTATGCCCAGCTAGCCCATGCTGCCCGGCACGCATCCGGTGGGGCCGACGCCGTCAAGCTTGATGACCTAGCCGCACCCGACGATAACACCGACCTCAACGCCTCCACCGCAAAGCATGGCCTCATGCAGAGATATCCCGGCACGAATTCTCTTCTTAAGGGCAATGGCGATTGGTTGGTATTTCCCGGCACCGCCCAGGCTCTCAAGGGAGACGGCTCATGGATTACCAGGAAATTCGGGATCGACTTTCCTTTTGGAAATGGGCTGGATGTTATTGAGGCGAACCAAGCGCAGGAATTCCACGTACCCATTAATTGTAAGATAATCGAAGCCCGGGTCCAAGAGGTGTGGAATAATTTAGGCTCAATTACATGTAATCTATACATACATCCGGGTGGAGACGGCAAAGGCGGATTGGTGGATTCGTTTAGTTTAAGCAATTCGTATTATGCGTGGGAACTTGGACTGAATATTTCCGTTGATGCAGATCGCTGGATTCGGATAGAGATTCCTTCTGCTGTTACAAATTCAAAACAAATCGTGTGTAGTTTGGTGCTGGAGGCCACCTGATGACTAATATGTTCCTCTTCTGGCGGTTAGTGGCTGATCCGCCATCTCCCTTCAGTAGGCTGACCCGGACTAACCAGTACCTCAGGTTCAATGGAACCCCAGCGAATCACTGGAGCCAAACCGGAGCTACCACACACACCCATCCATCTGCATCGATCAATGTGGGAAACTCGGTGCACGGGGGAGAGCACGGAACCCGTCAGACCCCTACCAATGATTCGATCATGGGAGTGCATAACGATCACCCCATAACCGGATACAGCATAGACAATTCCAATAATAACAATCCTCTCGGGTGGGGCCTAGATATCATCTACATGGACCTGGCCACCTGGGAGAGCAGCGTCCGGTCCTTCCCAGAAGGCTCTATCATCATGTCCAATGGGACACTGGCGGACGCCAGCCTGGAAAGGTATAGCGCGGCAGATGGTCGCTACATAGTCCACACCACCCCTGAAACCTCCGTAGGCACCAGCACACCGCAATCTCACACAGTGTCTGGTAGTCTGGGGAATGTTCAGGGAGTGGTCTTCTCAGATGGTTGGTTTACGCAGAAGGTGGGCGACAGAGCTATCCACCACGGCCACACTTTCAGCTTCGCCTCCGAAGCCAAGTACGTAGAGCCAAGGAACCTGGTCACCAGGCTGTACCACGCTCTTCAGAACACCTCCCGAGCGGTAGCCGGTAGCGTGGTATTCGTTGACGGCTCTGTCGGCGCCAACTGGGAGATCTTGACTGGCTGGGCGGGCGGAAACCTGAAGGCAGGCAACTCAGACCCCACATTATCCGGATCGGACACGCATACCCAGACTCTCTCAGGCAACAGCTCGACCTACAACGGCCCGAACGCTTTTAGCGACCTGTTCTACGATCGCTACTGCTGGGATTATCACTATCATCCGATTACAGGCAGTCTGGCCGCAGCTAGTCACGTTCCCTCAAGCAGGCTGATCGTTCCCGCCCGGCTGGTCAAGAACCTGTCCAAACAGAGAACGAGTGCACCCCAGATCATTGGGCTGTGGTAACCTTGGATTTCACTGAAGAACTCAATGCTGCGGGCCAGAAGTACAAGAAGGCCATCGAGGATCGGATAGATTCTGGTGTGCCGCCGCCCAATGCGCCCAGCACTATCATGAAAAAGGGTCACGACCTGACCCTCCGGGAGACATGGGCCTACCGGGAAAGTATCGAGGTCCACACTGACCCCGAAATTGTTGAGATCGGGGTTTTCGATCCTAAAATTGCTGAGTACGTTTATTGGAATGAACACGGCACCAAGACGATCCCACCAAGACCCGTATTCGGGCCGGTGGCTGACGGTCCTGGTGAGCAGTTTTTAGACGAACTTGAAGAAGCGATAGCAGACAAGATTATAGAAGAATTTGAGAGGTAATTATGGCAGCAGTTGTCCAGATTGTGGGATTTTACGGAGCAACACCCGGCGTTAAGACGCCGCTGACTGTTCAGAGGTACAACACAGCGATACCCAGCCAGAGAGATCCTGGCCTGAGTTTCCCGAACAACATCCCCCCATCCGGCGAGACTTATCGGTCTTGTTGGATGTACACAGGAGCAGAGATCACCGGCGGAACTTACAGCCAGCTCACCAACTGGCGATGGGGGACACCCGGGAACATCAAAGATCCAGCTGTGTGGGACCTGGGAAGCGGCAAGGTTCAGGTCGCTCTGAAGGATACCGGAGACCACGGATGCCCGGTCGCAAGCTATGAAGCACCAACAGGGGTGTCCGGCAGCTACGGGTATGACATCAAAGATCCCGTGAACGGCCACACATACTACAAGGGCGAGACCGCACCATGCGCCGATGCAGATAACTACACAACCACCAGCCCGCTTGTGTTCGATACCACCGTCTACACTCCCGCGAGCCCCCTGAAAGTGACCAAACTGGTAGTCCATCAGCTTGTGCTGGAAGACGATAGCAGCTTTGGAGAGAAGGCGGAGCTGGCGAACTTCATCCGGTGGCAGGAGATCTAGATGATATCAACACAAAAAGTAAAATTTGTGTGGGATGATTAAATGCCCGAGATAGGACCCAACTGCTGGAAGGCTGCCCTCTCCTTTTTCTGGTGGCGAGAATATAGGGATGGCCGACAGGAACAGGAGTTTGATCTCCTCACCGGCCAGATATCCCCATGGGGACCCAAGACACCCGACGGCCTGGCTAAAGTCGGGTGGCTGCCGGTGACTCCTGGTCTGGCTCAGAAGATGAAGAGCTGTGGAGAGTATGGAATCCCCACACAATCCCTTGCCGTGATCCTTCCCCTGGCAGAAGATGAGGAACCCGTCATCTACAAGGAGACCACCGTCTGGGAAGGGTCGCAAGTCCACTGCAAGGCATGTGACGCTGTATTCCGGTCGACGGGTCCGGCCACCCATTGTCCGATATGCGGTGCAAAGACCTCATGGCGGTGCCCCAAATGCGGCCAGCTGCAGGACTCCGAGATCTGCCCGGACTGTAAGGTGCAAGGCAATCCCATCAATCCCCTGGAATCCCGCCCCGCCAGGTGGGATGAGACTGAGTACTTCCTCGGGGTGAAAGGGAAGTTCTGCAACCGCTTCAACACTTCAAGACTGATCACAGAGCATTAAGGTAAATCATGACAGGCTACGGCGATTCTTTCTATGGATCTGATTGGTACACAGGCTCTCCGTACCGAGCCAACACCGAGCTGAGGGTAGGAATTGTAGCAAGGATCGTCAAGCCACCCCGATCCGCTCCACCGGTGATAGACAGCATCGCCTACGGCCTGGCTCAGAGGTTCGACTACCTCCAGCAGGGGATCCAGGCGTTCGCCCTGTTCAATAAGATCGAGTTTGCTAAAGGAGAGAGCGACGGGTTCCTACCATCTTTAGATGACGTCTGGGGAAAGATCTACAGCCTGCCACGGAGGACGGGGGAGAGCGACCACGACTACCGGGTGAGACTTCAGACTTATACCAAAGTCCTGACCGGTTGCGGAACGGCTCAGACATCCCAAGAAGTATTGGATTTTCTGATCGGACTGCCGGGTGCTACCACCGTTCAATCCGTCTGGCCGGCGCAGGCTAAGATCGAGTTCAATTCAGTCGATGCCATGAGGCTGGCTACTCAGAAACTAGACCTACTGAACTCTGTGCTACCGGGCATGTTTGCAGCTGGCGTGGATTACCATCTCCAGCTCTTCTATCTGGATTGCTACGTGAGGGCAGCTATCAAAGGAGATGCCACATTGCCGTACATCAGCCGGGCGGCCATAGCCACAGACATCGAGCTGGCCTGCGGAGTTGATGCGCTGGTAGCCTACAGCAGAGAGCTGGCAGCCGTCATATCAGCATCCGTCCGGACGACTAGAGACCTCTGGCTACCAATGAGGGCTGCTATAAGAGCGGAGAGGCTTCTTGAGCCGTCTATCATATCAGCCATACGGGGCAACCCGGAGCTGTCTGTTGAGATGCGGGCAGCTGTACAGGGCGAACCATGGCTATCATGTAGCTATTATGCAGCTGTCCAGGGAGAGCCCCAGCTGGATATCGAGACTCGGGCTGCTGTAGCCAGGGACTTTGATTTACCCTGCAGCGTCCTGGCCAGGGTAGTCTTCATGTACGAGCTTGAGACGGCGATCAAGGCCGCCGTGAGCGGCAGGAGAGAGCTGTCCGTAGGCATCCGGGCAAGGATAGCTAGGGGTGGAGCATGACCGACGAGCTCCCCACCCTCACCATATCTGCCAGCGACCGGATCATGACTCGACCCATCGAGCAGGATCCCGAATCACCCAGGTACGAGCAAGACCAATGGGAAGTCTCCCGGCCCTTACCAGGAGTGAGGATAATCAACTCCTGGCAGATCTATCACAAGATGTGGCTGGTTCTTGCGGTCACCGATGGCGGAATATATAATATCTTCCTGTCGGTGGGCGGGAAGTTCACGCTGGTTCATTCTCATCCTTCGAAGATCTGCAACCTGTTCTATGTGGATGACGGCCATTGCCTTTTTTGTGCAGACGATGGCTGGTATTTCACTGTGAACACCGGCACGGCCTGGACCGAAGCGGACGAGGACGTTCTAGGACCGATACCGGACGAGGACGTTCTAGGACCGATACCGGACGAGGACGTTCTAGTACCTGAGTACGATGACTGGATCATCATAGATTCGTGGTGGCCTATACCGGATCCGGATGAAATCGTTCCGGAGTACGATAACTGGATGTGGCTGGGCGCTTTAGGAGCTGCAGCATATAGCCCGGCAGCCAAATCACTAGCCGTGATCGGCCTGAGCACCGGAGTATGGGCCCTGGTCGCCTATGCGGAAGATCATAGGATCTATCGGGCAGTGTATCCTGGAGGAGAGTGGGATGTAGCCTATGATACCACCACCATCTGGACCGACAAGTGGTATCCCGCGATCGCTGGGGGGCCCGCTGGTATCCTGGCCGGGGCTGGTAGCAAGCTGCTGAGGTCCTTGGATGCGGGCGCGACCTGGGCAGTCCTAAGAGACCTGGGGTCGGTGATCAAGAGTATCGTGGTTTCGAACCAGTCCACTACACCAGTTTTTGCCATCACCGTCGAACCTACGCCGGGCAGCGATATTGACAAGATCTATCTCTCTTATGACCTGGGTGATTCTTTGGCAGAAGACGCCAACAGAGCCGGATCGATCAGCTCCGTCCAATCGGTCGTGCCCACTGGAACGAACGAGGTTCAGACCATGTTCACGGTCCTGGGCAAGAGGACGGCAGACAGCACCAAGCAGGATTATAAGATCATCGAGGCCTAACAATGCGACTCACCAAGCTCCTCATGGCCATACTGTTCTTCCTTTATCTGTGGTGGCCATATGACGTAAATCTATACAAATTTCCTTATCGCACCTGGTTCTGGTCTACACGCTACACTCACGGGGACGAGTGGCCGGAAGGATTCTATTGGTTCTACAAGATCCCGGCAGAAGCGGGCCACAGAGAGCAGCTTGCGTTCAGGTCGCCAGAAGATCGGCGGAGCGTTGGGTGGGGGCGGAGGCTCATCAAGAAGGATGTCCTCTATATTATCACCCATGCAGGAGATACGCCGAACTGGGGGAACGTCAGCCAGTTTATCGATATCGGTCCGCCCTGCGGCAACTGGCTATCCGGAATGTTTGAAGAGGGGGAGATCACTAGAAGCCAGACTTATAGCGTCCAGGCCGCGGTCCAGGCCGTGCGAGAGATGCCCACAAGTATAGGAGCTGCAGTCGCAAAGAACGACGAACTGGATGCAGGAATCACGGCCACTATCCAGGCTACACCCGAGCTGCCCATTATAACCCAGGCGGCGATCGCAGGCAATCCCGAGCTTGTGCACCCCATCAGAGCGGCCATCCGAGCAGAGCTCTATCTGGAGCCAGCTATCATAGCCGCCGTGGGTAAGGATTTTTCGTTAGACTGTGGCGCAACTGCCACTGTACAGGGCAACCCCTATAAGTGGTATGGCACGCGGGCGGCAATCAAGGGTGAGACCGAGAAGACCGTTGGAATAACCGCTTTTGTGGTGAAGAGCCGTGCAACTCAAATCATGCTGGAGATGGAAAACCTGTGGCCTCAGGAAATGGATCTCAGGAGTACTCCGAATTCTCCGTCGGAGTGGAGGGACTGGAGGAAGCACCAGCTCGGCCAATGATATCGAGACTGCCGATCTGGTCACCAAGAGTCTCATAGCGAAAGTCTCTCGGGTCAGATCAGGCCCGGAATACGATGCTGCAGTCAAGACGGGCATTCAATACTGGCTGTCCGTCCTGGCTGACAGGCCCGATCCCACGGCCAAAAAGAAGCACGATAAGGCCATGAGCGCTCTTCTGAAATGCCAGTTCGAGATGACCGGCAGAAAGACGCGCCGGAGAATGATTGAGAACCTGAAGCGAGCTGTCTATGATACTATTACCTCATGGTAACTTGGTTGCCCCATACCCACATGCTCTGCAGACCCATTCAGTAGGATCATCTTCCTTATCTCCTGAATGGTACACAGGGTAAACATGGCCGTCGCATTTAGGACACTTATCGGGAACAGTAAACAAATCTATCTCGTCTTCAGTAATATAATCGGGGCGATTGCATCTGGGGCAAGGCTCCGGTTCATTTCCGCGAAGTATGTATTCATGACCACACCGCTCACATTTTGCACCGTGGACGATTGCTTTGGCTCCGGTGTCTGGTGTTTGCATTAAATCGCGGATAGGTAGAATGAGCGACGCATGAGGAAACATAATACCTTTAGTACCCATTCCATCAACGTTGTCCATAATCACGAAACCCAGTTTCTTCAATGCTTCAGGCTCTTGAGCGGGGGTCGTTTTCGCCCATTCTAATATTGTATTAACCACGGGTCTGGCGAAATCAGCCCACCGCATCTCATTCACGATGCATTGCATCAACGCGGGCCAGTCCTCTGCTCTCATTTTGCCTTTTAGTTCGATGAGTTCGTGGTACAGATCATCGGATACAGGTATTCGTAGTGTTGGCATAAAGGATGTTTATAGCCCTAAAAGTATTTAAGGTCATCGCTAGGCGAAGCCTCTTTGGTGATTTACTATGATTCCACTACCTCCCGCTACTAAGAAGAAGATGGTGGCCTGGCTGCCTCATATCCTCGACGGGTACGACTATCCCCTCAAGGAGACCGACAATATCCTGCCAGACCTCATAGCCCCGGCGATCACCTATTACTTTTCGTCTGTCGGCACTCCTTCACAGTTCTCCTTTCAGCCCCTTAGGACAGTCCGGAACAAGGTAACCTACGAGATGGAGGAGTACTGGGGGCAGTATCACTATGCTACAATGAACGTGGTCCTCCGGGCCAACGACAAGGACGAAATGGAGGCCATGTGGTCAGACTTCTACCAGAGGTGCATGGCCACCAGGAGAGACGCAAAGATATATCACGACGGCTGGAGGTTCCTGGAGATCCTGGATTCCAAGCCATTAGAACCCCAGAGGCTTGACAATGGAAAGAATCTGTATTGGGCGCAAGTGGATCTGCGTTTCGAGTACGAGGTCGTATCTGTCCCCGACGAGGATTACATCAAGCGGGTCCACAACGAGATTGAGGTCGATGAGGGTGACCCCCACATCACCTGGTTGTCCGAGGTTCGAGAGGTCGAACTCGCGGTCGGTATCGTTGCATTCGTCGCCCCCAGAGGCGACTGATAATCAATTTTTAATTTAGAGGTGAACAATCTTGAAAAAGAAGATACTGATGAGAGTAGCAGACGCTCTGCTGCTACCTAACCCCCCCGTGACCCGAGAGCAATACAAGAAGTGGGTCAAGGAGTCCGGCCTCAGCGTGGCCCGGAACAAGATGATAGAGGTTGAAGTTGACGTGGAGGCTTACTAAATGGCCGAAATTATGCTTGGTAATCAGTACAATTTCCTGAGGCACGTAATCACCCTGGAGAGCATCGGCCAGGTAGCGGTTACAGTAGGCCGCGGGGTGGTTGTAGGGATCGGTACGGCAGACAGAGGCCCTGCGATGGTGCCTTACGGCATTGCTGGTAGCTCTGCTAACAAGATCAAGCGGACATACTACTCCGGACCGCTCAAGGAAGGTCTGGAAGATGCGGCTGACCAGGGAGCTTCGATCGTCTATGGCGTCCGGGTTCTCGGAGCCGGGTATGCTTCGGCATCACTGGTTGTCGATGATGGCACTGACGATGTAGGAACGTTCAATGCAACCGGCCCAGGGGTGGCGGGAAACATCCCAACCATCACGATCGCTAGGGGCGATGCATACGGCTCTATAGTCGAGACCTTTGCCGGGAACGGCGGAACATCCCCCTATGCCCTGATGTACAATGATATTGATTCTGCTGCCCTGACCAACTATGTGAAGGTGGCCGGAGTCACAAAGACGATCATCTACACCGGCACTCCGGACGCAGGTGAGTGTCTGATCGATCCGGTGGCTGGCACCCTATCATTCGCTGCCTCCGAATGGCCAACCAAAGCTCAGCAGGTCGAGGTCAAGTACAAGTACTATAGCCGGAAGGTCACTATCACCGATGTCAGCAGCCAGACTATACCAACAGTCTACAACAACATCAAGAGCCTGACTGCGCTGGTTGCCAAGATGAAGGACGACCCGCTGGTCACTTTCGATGCTGAGACTGGAGCTACTCACCTGCCTGCAGTTATGGCCGCAACCAACATGGCCGGAGGTCTGGATGGGGCTGCGATCACAGCCGAAGACTGGGAAGCTGCCTTCAACGTGGTGGTCGAGCAGCTGCCTGCTAACGTCTATCCTTCGGCAGTGTTCGCTACCGCCTACGGAGTTGAGACCGGCCAGTATGAGATAGTCGCCTTGATGGATGCTTTCCTTACCAAGATGGCCAACAAGCCAGTGGGCAAGATGTCTCCATGCCAGGGGTTCATCACCCTAGATCCTGAGGCCGATGCGGACGACCTGATCGACCTGGTGAGCGGCTACAACAACCTCTTCATGACCCTCATCACCAACGGCAAGGACAACGAGGAGAAGGATCTGGCAGGAGCCCGGGCAGGCCAGGAGGCGGTGCTCAGGCTGGGGACCAGCCCTGCAGTCGATGACAATTCTCTCAAAGGTATCCAGGGATTGCTTTTCCAGTGGGACGATGCGGACAGAGAGGTTCTGAACTCTGCCGGCCTGGAGGTGCTGGTCAAAGAGACTGGTGTCCACCCGTATGTGGGTGTCACCACAAACCTGGATGACTCATTCTATCGGACCGTGGACGTCCGGACTATCTGCGCCACTATCATCGTGGTGGACCAGATCGTCAAGAAGTTCATGAACGAGCGCCGGACCCAGACCAATCTAGCCAGGATGCAGGCCTCGATAGATGTCATTCTGAACCGGTATAAGGCATCTGGTGTGCTCGATACCTACACGCTGGCAGTCACTCCGAATGAGGCTGACCACAATGCGGTAGACATCGCTCTGAAGATCCAGCCGGTTGGCCACATCGAACGGGTGTTCACCTGGATGGGCGTCGGATATTATGACTCTTCTGCAATAGCGGAGGTGTAAAGCAATGGCAGACCAGTATAACAGCATCGGGCACCACCCAAAGAGCACGTACATGACCTCGGAGGGGCATGCCCTCCACAACATTTCGGGGCTGGACCTCATCATCGATATTGCGGGGGTCTACTTCCCTCTGAGATCAATCAATTACGCCGCCAACCACAACGTAACGGACGAGCACGGCACGGGCACTCATGACCCAGTGGCTCTGACCAACCAGGAGCACACCTATACGGGCACTTTCACCTATGCCAGCTTCCTGGTGACAGGCGAAAATGTGCTCACCCAGAAGGACGTGCTCACCCTCACCCAGCTCCTGCAGGACCAGGCAGACGAAGGAGTTTCCAAGTACTTTGATATCTATATCATCGAGGTCCAGGGGAAGAGGACTCCCGGAACGGGCACGACCTTCGAGGAGCAGGTAGAGGCTGCCCTGCAGAACGAGAGCATGGTGGGGTACATCGAGGCCCTTGTGGACTGTAAGGTCACCAAGGTCAACAGAGATGTCCCGGAGAAGAACACCGTGGTATCCTCAAGAGAGTTCAAATACAGCTACAAGCTCCCCCGCTAAACAGGGGAGTTATCATTTATTTTTATGAAGAACGGGGTCAAGGGGTAGAGAAAACCCACGGTTTTAACCGTGGGATGAATCGTACCCCTTGTATAACTACCGAAAACTATAAATCTAATAAAGGTATTAACTATCTATTAACATGTACCGCACCATTAAGATAAAGCTCGATAGGTCTAACGAACTCATCCAGACAGCGCGGCTTTGGAATTCCGCCTGCCAGGATGTCATAGACTACGGCTTCGCTGTACATGATTACAATAAGACCCGACTCAATAAAGCTACATACCAAGACCTCCGGGAGAAGTATCCTACGCTGCCTTCGGCACTCATTCAAACTGCCAGAGATCAAGCCAGTGACATGCTTAAGAGACTCAAATTTGAAACTAAGCCCTTCAAGCATCCTCTCGGCGCTGTCCGATTCGACGTTAGGACCATGAAGGTGTTCTTGGAATCTGGTTACTGCAAGCTCACTACTGCTTTCGGTAGACTGAGGTACGACTTCAAGTTAGCTGAATACTACAAGAAATATGCTACCTGGAAAGTCACGAATGCTCAGTTAAAGATTACCAAGAATGCTTGCTACCTAAACGTTCAAGTGGAGCAACCTGATCCAGAAATCATCACAGGGGATAGGAGGATTGGTGTAGATCTTGGAATCAATAACATAGCAGTATGTAGCGATAACACGTTTTGGGAGTCTGGACCTGTTAAGGCGGTTAAAGGCAAATATCAGTATTTGAGATCAAAACTTCAGTCCATAGGCACTCGATCCGCTAAAAGAAAGCTGCAAGAGCTATCGGGCCGAGAGAGACGGTTCATCAAGGACTCAAATCATCAAATCGCAAACTGGATACTATCAAAACCATTTGACGTAATCGCTCTGGAAGATCTAACCCATATCAGGGACGGCAAGAAGAATAAGAAACTTGGGAAATGGAGCTTTGCAGAACTGCGAAGCATCGTAGAATACAAAGCCGCTGCTATCGGGAAGAAAGTAGTTGCCATAGATCCAAGATATACTTCTCGCACTTGCTCCAAATGTGGGTTTCAGAAAAAGGAAAACCGCAATGGTAGAACCTTCAAATGCAAAAGCTGTGGCTTCCAGATCGACGCAGACTTAAATGCATCCAGGAACATCGCTACCTTCAGTAGATCTGATCGTAGCAGGCTGTCCGTCAACCAGCCAATCGTAGCGAGCTAACTAACCATCAGCTACAAGCCCACGACTTCAGTCGTGGGTAGTTGACAATAACATCAATAATAGAGGAATCACATGTCAAATTATCTTACGCGCAAGAAGACGCTTATGGGCACCAAATACGAGATCGAGGTGCCTGTATCGCAGTATGATGCCGTCGTCAGGGTCCATGCGGTCCCTGATATGGAGCTGGCTAGGATCGAAGCCAGGGTGGGCTACAAGCTGGAGGATGCCATAGCAGCTCTGTCCAACCAGAATCTCACAGAAGCGGATATCAAGGCCATCCAGGAGAACAAAGCCAGCCCGGATATAATCAAGAAAGGGTCCAACGCCCTATCACCCCAGCTAACTCTGTTCCTGGGTGAGTTGTGCAAGGCAGGGATCGTTCCGGATCCGGACTGCAAATGCAAAGGGAAAGGCTGCGATGATTGCGACATAGGCCCGCTGGTCGAGGAACTACATGGGTTCGCAGTCTTGCAAATCGGCATGGCCATCATAGGAGCCTCCACAGCTGCCTGGAAGGACGTAGAGGATTTTTTCTCAGCCCAGAAGGAGCAGTCTGGAGCAGGATCGTCTGCTTAGGTCCTGGGCTCGGGCCGGTCGATCAGCTGACATCGGCCCAGATCATGTTCATGGGCCTGGCCGGGATGGAAGATGCCCAGGTGAAAGCCGGGAACGGCCTGGTCAAGAGGGAGGTAACTGAGATGCAATCACAACAGCCAATGTCCACAGCGGACTATTTTAAAGCCAGGAGGATGGCACGGCCAGATTCAGACGAGATGCAGACGAGAAGAGAGAAGCAGGCAGGACTCCGCAAGATCCTGGACGGTAAGGTCCGCGCGCTGGTGACAGAGGATATGCGGTATCGCTGAACCGGTGGCGAAATGACCGAAAGAACAGCTACGATCAAGGTTGACATAATCGGTGGTGCTGCCGCCAAGGCAATGCTTTCCGATATAGCGCAGCAGCGGAACGAGCTGTTGAAGCAATCGAAGATCAGGCTTAACATCGATGCAGGAGGCGTATCTCAGGCACAGAGAGCGATGGCCCAGACCAGGGCTAATGCCGTTGCAGCTACACGGGATATGTCCGTCCTGGGAGATGCTGTCACATCGAGAGCCGTAGCTCCGATGGCTCAGTATTCCGCGCTGCTGGGAGCTGTGCTGCTGGTCACTCAGAAGCTCGGACCTGGACTGGTTACCGCCCTTCAGCGGTCGAACGTCGAGTTCACCCGGCAGCGAGATCTCATGAGGTTCTGGGGGACTTCCGGATATCTGAGCATCGGGATCGATCATTTCAAGTCGAACCTCGCGGGATTCGTCTCGACCTCAGGAAGCGGGTTCACCAAGTGGCTGCAGAATACCTCGGTGGCTCTATCAC